ATGATCTGGTGACCGTCAGCTGTCTTGAGGCGCATGCGGCCCGTTGCAGGGTTGTCCTGCATGATGATCGCGTGTCGGCCTGGCGTGACCAAGCAGTACGTCTGTGGGTCAAGCCCTGCATCTGGAACGACGCTGTTCTGGTACCCCTCTGAACCATCGCGGTTGTCCACGCCTTGCGCAACAGATCGCTCATAGACGCCACGAGTCAGGGCCTCAGGCGCATCCAGCTTTCCATTGAACTGCTGGCTCAGGTTCGTGTTCTGCGGTTCAACCGAGTCGAAGGTGTCCGAGAGTGGAACGTTGGCCAGGTCAGAGCGATTCCGACCTTGTGGCAGGGAGCGGTTGCCGTGTGGTCGGAAGATTGAGCCGAGGTAGTGACGCTGCATCGGATCGCCGTACATGAGCGCTATCATGACGATCGAACCGACCTTCGGGATCGCCCAGAAGCCGTACGACATGTGGCCAGCCGTGGGGGTGCCAGAGGACCCAGCAGGGTAGTTGGAGGTCTGACCACCAAGAGGAGAGACGTACGTGGCCCAAGGAATGTTCTCAGGCTTGTAGTCATCGCCGTCCAGAGCCGGGCACCACACTCGTACGCGACCCATCTGCTGAGGGTCACTTGAGTCAATGACGACGCCTTCAATGAGGCTGTGGTGAATCATACGGTTTTCACTGTCTTGGTTGTGGCGCTGTTCGTTGTCTTGCCCAGGCCAAACACGTTGTGGAGATAGAGCTCAAGAGTCTGCGTGAAGCTTGAACCCTCGATGTGATTGGCGACCTTGAACACGACGTAGTAGTTGTCCTTGATGACCTCTGTGGCGTAGTTCGTGCCAAGGATGGGCTTGCCACGGAAGTCTACGTTTGGTCCCTTGATGTTGATGAGCACGAAGACTGGTGCTGAGGCGTAGCCCGTGCTACCAAGCGTGTTCTGCAGTACGAGCGTGCCGTCCTCTCGCCTGAAGCTGTTGGTCTGCTCACCAGTTGTAACGTTTGACGTTACCGTGTTGTTGCGAATGATCTTGTCCACTAACCACTGGCGGTACGCGGTCTTGACTGTTGGAGCAACTGATGACGCCGTTCCACCAGCCGAGACTGTGCTGTCATTCGTGTGGCGAAGCAGGGTCTCGTAGTTGAACTTCTGCATGATCGTCGGGTTTCCACGGATCGTGATCAGCGCAGTGACAGGGCTGGTTGCGTAGAAGGCTGACAGGTTCTTGGTGTAGTCCTGCGCTGACTTCTGGTGTTCCTTTGCGTCCTTCGTTGACTTGAGCTTGCTGAACCGAGAGAAGTTCCGCAGCTCCTCACCGGTTGAGTGCGGCAACAGAATCGCGTCGTAGGCACGTGCCTGAATCAACTCAGCAGTTCGATCTACAGGATTCTTCGAATCCTGTTGGCCATTGTCAGAGACGCCGGCAAGCGCTGCAGCGCCAACGTTGAGGTTGGCTTGGTACAGGTACTGAAGGTTCTGGATCTTGAGGTCGAAGTTCAAGATGTCCTTGTTCATGCCGGTGTAGATGTAGTCGAACTCGGCGTAGTTCAATGGGATTCGACGACCATCATCACCAACAGGCTTGTAGAACTGCGAGGCATCTGAGGTGGCCTGCGAGTGAGCATTGGCCTTCTGCACCTCCACGTTCGGCACAACAAACTCCACAACGTCAACGTGCACGCAAATGGTGTCATCGTCGCTGGACAGGCCAATGATGTGCTTGTAGAACTTGATCACGTCCTTATCATGGACGCCGGCACCAAGGTCCTGGATGGCAGGAACAGAACGGAACAGCGCGTCAAGGGCGTCGGTGATCTTTGACTCAGGCTCAAAGGAGAAGTGGGTGTCAATGATCTTTGGAGATTCAAGAGTTTCCGGTGCCTGATTTTGTGCCTTCTTGATCTTTTCATTGGCGGCGGCTGACTCAGCGTCCCGCTTGAAGATGATCTCCTTTGCGTTGGCAACTGCGTGAGCTGACAACTCAAAGTCGGCCCAGCGGCCTGGTGATCCAGTTGCAAGCTCATCACCTGGCAGCGTGATCATGTACTTCACCAGTCGCCCGAAGTGGCCACTGCCGCCTCTTGCTGCCTGCACGTCATTGTAGAACTGAAGTGACTTGTCGTTTAGTGCCTGCTGGAAGTTCTCCACAATGCTACCAAGGGTGTTTGAGCCAACCTTTGAGAACATCGTGGCGGCTGTCGTCACACGTAGCCAGTCCGTGTCCACGACGGCATCGAAGTTTAGGTACGGCAGCCACTCAATCGTGTAGATGCCCTTTGAGAAGTCGAGGTTCAGCTCGAGCTTCTGGAGCATGAGCGGCAGGGTGATCGTCTGAACCGTCTGGGTGCCGTACTTTCCGGTCTTGGAGTTCTTGCCCTCACCGACAAAGATCACTCGAAGCATGAAGACGATGCCGTTGAAGTTGCACTGCATCTGCTCATCAACGAGGTACTGCAGGAAGTTCACAAACGAGATGCCGATGGCATCTAGCATGGTCATGGAGACCTTGCTGACGACGTTAGAGTGCGAATTTCCGGCGGCCAGGCCGTTGATCAGCACCTCATAGTCAAGGTGCTGAATGCTGAACTGCGAGAAGCGTCGGGTATCCATGACCAGGAATGCTGCCCGCTTCTTGCCCATGTACTCGATCGGATCTCCAAGCTGTGAGGTGCTGTTGATCGCCTCAAGCGTGGCGTTCTGGATGTTGCGATCCTCTGAGACGAAGTCAGCTGCGTCCTCAGTCGTCCGCGTGGCGACCATGACGTAGTGAACCGAGTAGCTCTCGAACTCATCGAGCGGATTGTAGAGGGATGCCATTAGACGATGGGTAGGATGGTGGTCGGAATCTCACGGGTGGATGGGATGCCGCCAGTCTTTCCGCTGAGAATGACCTCAAGGCGGGATGATGATGGGATAGCGATTCTGGCTCCAGCAACGATCTCGCTGAATGGATCTAGGATGTTGTTGTACTGAGCGAGGACCCACCAGTAGTGAGGATCACCAAGGAACAGGGCAGCAATCAGGTCAAGGCGACCTGAGAACTTCTGCTCGACCATGTAGATCACGTCGTCGGGCGCTGCAGAGAAGTTGTTACGTTCCCACCACTCGATTGAGTTTTGACCCATCTCACTGGTACCGCCTGAGACGTAGCGTGTCTTGCTGTTCAAGACGGAGTTGCGTTGGACTGCCATTAACTTCCACCTGCGTTGACGATGTGACCTTGATCATTAACAGGACGGCCTTGATCATCCGTGCCGACCTGCCTCTGACTTTCATCTGGCCCGGCTGCAGTACCGAACTTGCTGTCAGGTGTGGCGGACGATTGAACGTTCGTTTCAGTCTGAGTTGGCGACTTGTCAGTGTCTGCTGTGATGTCACGAGATGGTGTGCCGAACGGACTGTACGCGCCCAGCATGTCACCATTGCGGTAGGCTGTGAGGTCGAAGCCGTTGAACTCTTCAACCGAGAAGCTCTCGACGAGGGTCATGTTGACCTGCAGCACGACTGGCCATGGAACGTAGTTGCCATCGTACTCATTCGTATCTGTCGTTGGAATGTAGTCGACGTCCTTTGGCCAGTCCCAGTTCAAGGACGTGATGACGACAGGAACCTCACCCACTACGCCACGAAGTCCGAACAGGGACAGCACTGGAGGTGGTGCGCCGAGCCGGTCTGGGTTGTCAGTCGCGAGAATTTCTTGACCAAAGTACGGCATGGTCCAACCACGGAGCATGTTTAGGTAGCCGCGGTTCTTGGTAGCCTCAGAGGACGTGCGCGACACGAAGGTGGCGCTAACTGTCCACTGAACCGCGTTCGTACCTTTGTACTTCTGGAAGGCGCCAGGGAACTGAGCAGGAGCAACTGCCTCGTACTCTACGACGTGCGACTCAGTGACCTGAGGCATGATCTCGAAGATGACGACGTTCTTGAGGTCATCACGTTCTGTCAGCGTGAACACGTGAGCCGATGATCGGCCCTTCGCTCCAGCTGCTCGAATGATTGCAGAGGCCGAGGGCTGCGCGGTTCCAGTGTTGCCAACGATCGTTGACTGGGCCTTCGGCGTAAGCAGGCCAGCCATGCCGCCTGCTGTCGAGCCGCTGTTGCCTGTCATGATTGCGCTCTTCATGCTCGAGAAGCCAGGCAGGTTTGCGCCAAGCGTACTGAAGGCCGAGGTCGTGTCTGTACCGAACTGATCGAAGGTGCGGTTGCTGGCCTCAGCCAGCTTCGTCGTCGAATCTGTCAGGGTAAAGCTGCTCGTTGTTCCAGTTGGAACGTCCAGTGGCTGAGCGTCCAGGAACTGCTTCTTGACGAACTGTTGTTCTTCAGTCAGCGTCGCGTTGCCGTTTGGATCGACGTACGCAGTTGCTGGATCCTCTGTCTCGGTATCTGCGGCGCCGTTGTCAACGTCAACAGGAGGGCGTGGGGATCCGGGCGGTGTGCTTGCGACCTGTGCTCGAACTGCTTGAAGGTCAGCAAGGTTGGCTGTCGCGTACTGGTAGCTTGAGGAGGTTTGATCCAGGCGTGGCAACACGTTCTGAATGCCAGAGATCTGCTTGTCGACCGCTGCGTACCATTCAGGTGAGCCAGGTGCTGTGCCACCGCCAATGGCGGATGGATCAATCGGCATCAGTCTTCTCCTCTTCTTGCGGCAGAACTGCCTTGATCTTGTTGAACATGAGCTGCGCCAGCTTCGGCTTGTTCTCCAGGCCGGTGATGTGGGCAAACTCCTTGAGGTAACCGAGTTCGACTGCACGACGAGCCATGGTACCAGAAACCTCTGAGTCATCAAGCACGTCACCCTTCTTGAGGGCGGCAAGTGCCTTCTCCATGGCACCCTTCTTGTCGTCAGACGGTCCTTCCTGGTTCTCACGAGGCAGGTCGATCTTCGTGTGAGCGATCTTGCCACCGTTCTGGGTCGTGAAGTACTTGTTCAGAATCTTGATGTAGTTGTCGGCACGGTCGGAGCCCGCCGCAACAGAAATGGGTTCGTAGCCAGCCCGACGGACAGCCTCAAAGGCGGCAAAGCCGGACGGTGCAGTCAGGAACTTAACGCCGTTGGCGTTGCCTGATACCTGCATGAACTTGATGCGGTCCTCAGCTGAGAGCGGGTTCTTCGACTTGTCTTGACCCGTCTTCTCGCCGTCAACAACTACCACGACAGGTGCAGCCAGGTTCAGGTCTGGGTTGTTCCGCATGTAGGCCTTCATGGTGTCGATCACCTTGTAGTGGCCACGGGTTGGCGGGTTCATTCGGCCAACCATGACAGCAGCCCGCTTCTTCTGCATGCCAACTGTCTCTTCGAGGATAAATTCTTCTGTCATTTGGTGAACACCACG